TCTTCGGACGTGACGGTGCTGGAATACTTCCTGCGGACCAACCCCTACATCCGCAATGTTGAGCCCATCAACCAACTGACCAAGGGCAACAACGGTGGCAAGCTCAATACCAGCCGCATGGTTGTGTACAAGCGTGACCCCGAGAAAGTGCAACTGCACGTGCCCCAGCCTCTTGAACTGTTCCCGCCTCAACAGCGTGGTCTGGAGTTCATTGTCCCTGCTCACGCTCGCGTGGGTGGTGTGGCTGTGTACTATCCCAAGAGCATGATCTACGTTCAAGCTTCGTCTTGAGCTAGTTGAGCAAAGGGCGTTAAGCTATTGCCAGTTCTAATTGAACACCAAAATGTTGATTGCTTACCGCCCTGAGCTTGAAAATCCGCCCCGTGAAGGTGGATTTGGCATTATCACTGACATTGGGATGATTCAACTCGCTCCTGGGCTGAATCAAGAAGTGCCCGAGTCGCAGTGGAAACAAGCTCGTGAAAACCGTACGGTGAAACGACTTATGTCCATTGGGGCTATTGAGGAACTGAAGGAGCAAGTGACCGTCGAAACGATTCCGCACGACGTTCAAACCCTTGCTGATATTCCCATTGTTGAAGCACTCCGTGCCATTGAAATCATCCATGACGAGGATCAACTGAGTCAATGGAAAAAGATTGAAGGGCGAGTGCGAGTGCGTAATGCCATTAACAAGCGGCTTGAGGCCATTCGTCTTGGTAAAGCCTGATGGCAGTCACCTACGAAAGCTTTCTTGATAGGTTTCCTGAGTTCACTCCTCATCCATCGGGAATTGTCAATGGTGCCTTACAAGAGGCCACTGCTGATGCTTCTGCTGATGTCTTTGGAGATCAAACTGATAGGGCTGTCAAGCATCTTGCCGCTCACATTATTGCCATTCAACTTGCTCAAATGGGCATCCAAATTGGAGCCACAGAAGGCAAGGTTTATGGCAAGGGACTGGAGGCCACGCAATATGGCCAAGAGTTCAAACGAATGCTTGAAACCGTCGCTGGTTCTTTTTCCATTGGCTTTGTCGCATGATCAACGGTTTGTCGCCATTAGCTAATGCCACCCTCGTGTGGTCCGTAGCTTCTGGCTATGCCATTGATTGTGAAACTGGTAACTATGTGGGCATCTCTTCTGGGGTGCCATACTATGCCACCTTACGACAGAAGCGCAATCCACAGTACGATTATTTGCTAGGTGCTGATAATACGGCTGTGTACATGGAAGGACGTTTGACTGGCCCCTTGGCTTTATCAGGCGTCACTCCAGGAAGCACTGCTTCGGCAGTCATCAATGGAAGAGAGGGACGGTTTGAGCTATTGCCGAATGAACAAATTGCTGAACATTATTGGCAATTTCTCGGCGCACCAATCAGAGGCATTTTTAGACTGGTTGGTAAAGGAAGCGTACGGAACGTCTGACGCTTAACCATCTCTCCTTCCCCATTGTTGAGGCATTCTCATGCTCTACCATCCCACAGAATTGGTTAAGAGCCAAGACGTAATTGTGCGTGTTGGTTCTGTCGCCGGTACTTCCCGCCCTGTGATCACCCAGAGCGGCGCTACGTTCACCGTTAGCGGTGCTCCCACCCTCTATACGCTCCAAGCGGCCACCACGGCCTCTGTGGCGTTCAATGACGGCAACACTGAGTTCTACCTGCTTGGTGGTGGCGGCTTTGCTGATAGCGTCATTGTTACCAGCCAAGCCACTGCTTCCGTTACCAGCTACTTCCAGAAGGACGTTGACGGCACCGTCTTCATTCCTGACAGCTTCGATGAAGCGTTCCAAGTGATCGCTGCTTCGCGGTACAACAAGAACCAGGAAGTCTATGTTGAAATCAACAAGCAACTGGGCGTCAGTGGTACCACCTACTACTACGACCGTGTGGCGTATGTGGCTTGCGTGATGAACTACAACGAAAGCTATCCTGCGGATAACCTCGTTGAGTGCAGCTTCGATCTGATCAGCCGTGGTCGCATTGGCATCCACCAAAATGCTACCAGCACTGGTTCGATCATCCCCACGGCTCCCAACTCCTGAGCTTTTCTCCCATAGTTTTGCTAGCCTCTCTTTAGGGAGAGGCTTTTTATTGTGAACATCACGCAACTGCGAGATACTATTACCACGCTTTTGGCGGCTAGTCCAAATCTTGTGGGCACTTATACGCTGCCGAATGGTACGACCATCCCTTCTATTTATGTGGTGGGACAGCAGGGCGTGCCCCCTGAATGGCGAGCAACAGGCTTAGAAGTGACCATGCGTCAATTCCCCCAGCCTTTGCCTTCTGCCATGGTTGGTGCTGTGCGAGTGAATCAACTATGGGAAGTGATCTTGGTGCAATATACGCCTAGCAGCAATACGATGTCTTTGGCTATGGATCGCATGATGCGACGCTTTCCAGATTGTACGCCTAGGTATTCGCCTGGCGATGACGTGGCTTATGAGCGATGCCGCTTCACGATTCCTGATGTGATCATTCGTCAACTGTATCCAGCATGAGCATCATTGTAGGCGGCACTTTAATTGGAGAAGAAGCTCTCGTAAGTCAGCTTCAAGCTGCGTTTGAGCAATGGGTGACAGAAGATATTAATGATGCGTACTGGGACGACCAATTCAAAGGAGATATTTGGCCTTACGACAATGAAACGCGCCGTAAAAATGGTGAAACAGTAACTTCTCCTAGAGATATTTACGACCTTGGTGCTCTTTACGATAGCGGCAGGGAGACATTTGCAGTGGCTAGGGGCGATTTAGAAGTAACGGCGTCATGGAATTGGAATGCAAAAAACTCTTCCGGCGGGGCATATGCTTGGTATGTTCACGAAGGGCTAAGCACAAACGTAACAGCTAGAAGGTGGACGGATGAGCTACAAGTGCCAGCATTGTTTGACGCCAGTGTCTTAAAAAAAGCTTTACAACGTAGAATCAAGACTGCTACGGGCAAATAGTGGTTATTGACTATCTTTGGAGTGAAGACCGGACAGTCCATGCCATAAACTGTCAAATTGAAGGCACTGCCTTGGAAGTTGGCATACTATGCCTTATGTCGTGCCGTGAAACGACCATTAGAATTATGAACGAAAATCACTCACTGCTAGTTGAAGTGCCTGTTGAATTTCGCTCGGGCCATGAGCGGGTGAAGGTCTTCAATGCACTGCTAAACATTCTTAGTCATGAGCAAGTACAGCTTTCTGCTTGAAACCAAGACGGAGGAGTTTTTTGAGCTTCTTCCTTCCATTCGGATGAAGAAATACGGTGGTTGGCTTGTTGCGGAAGCAATTGAGCAGGAGGAAATTTCTAAGCTGCAAAGCCAGTCCACCATTCGCGCCGTGCAACTGGCCAAGCGCATTGCACTGTCCAAAGGCATTCCCCTGGACGAAGCCTTTGCGCTGCTGCAAGGCGGTGGTGGCTCCATGAGCGAAGCTGAACTGCTGTCTGACTACACGGAAGAAACCCTTAGCATGATTACGAGCGGCTCCTCCGTGGAAGCCACCAATGCTCGCATGGTTACGGCTTTCATTCGCTCCCGTGGTCAAGGCTTGGTTGATGGGGAATGGCAAGACCTGTCTGATTGGGACGTGGAAGACACTAAAGCACTGCCGCGTCGGGCTATTAGTAAAGTGGTGGATTTTATCTCGGCAGAGCAAGAAGCTGAAATCCAGGAGGCTGCCGATGGAGCAAAAAAAGGCCAGAAAAAGAATATGACTCCCACGCTGAACGGCTAGAAGCCAATGCGCGACAGTTCCTAAGTTCACTCACTCCATGGAATGAGCTTTATTTTCGCCTGGCGTGTTCTGACTTCAAGGACGAAAGATGGAGCGCCAAGAATTTTGGAAGACAAAGGGTGTGTGACGTTAAGTCAGCCTTGACATACCTAGAGAAGCATGATGTAAATAAGTACAACATTCAAAGCATCGCCGTGGCCAAGCTTGGTACGATGGCGGCAGGCATGATGGGGGGCAAGAAAGTTAACATCAAGCCAGACAATTTCCTGCCCTTTGATACGAGGCAAATCAAGAAAGATACTGGCGTGACCGACGATAGCTTGCGTGTGTTGAAAAAGCTGATGAAGCAAAGGGTGATGGATGGACGAGTGATTGCTTTGCTTATTGATGAAATCAAGGCTTTTAGTGGGCGTAGTCAAGACGAATGATTATAGAATTGGTAACATAGGAAGTTTTTGACGTAAGATGGCTCAAGACGCTGAACTTAGGCTTAAGGTAGGTCTTGACCTTGGATATTTCAAGCAGCAACTAACTGGTCTTGGAAGTGCCGCCGCTGGATACAAGCTACCTATCAACATTCAGATTCAACGTAGAGAGCTTAATGCTGAACTAGATAATTTACAGCGTGCCATCAAGAACCGTAAATACCGGATAGAAGTAGGGGGCAATCTGGGTGCATTGCCTAAGCAAATTACAGCTCTTAAAAATCAACTTGCCACGTTTGAAAACACCAAAATTGATGTAGGCATTGGGGTCGTTCAAAGCCTTTCTAAGCGTGATGGAGAAAAAATTAAGGCACAGTTGCGGGCATCAGTCTTAGGAGGCAGCAAGAAAATCTTTGTTCCCGTTTCTATTAAATCCTCGGTAACAAAGCAATCTGTTGAAGATTTTACTAACGCGGTTAAATCAAAGCTATCCAACATCAAGGTTGCAGTTAAGGCGGACCTGCAAGGTGGTGTACAAGGCGTCAACGCAGAATTGCGGCAAGCAATTTTAGGCGATGGCGATAAAATTCTTGCGCCTGTTTCAATTACGCCGTCGATTACGCAGGATGATGTAACAGACTTTACCAAAAAAGTCAAGGCGAAATTATCTGGTATTACAGTTAAGGTCAAGGCTGAGCTGGAAACTGCGGCAGTCAAGGGAGGGGCAAAATCAAAAGCAGAAATTGATACTGAAGTGCTGCGAGGGCTGGAGGCAATTAGCAAAATGGGTGCCACTCGGATGGGTGGTGGTCAAGTAACAGAAGCAGCAAGGCGTGAGCAGCTTAAGCAGCGACTTTCAACTGGGGAGTTTGATATTGGCCAACTGAGGGAAATTGGCTCACAACTTGGCCTTAAAAATGTTGGTAGATTTAGGAATGTACAGAATTTAATCGAAAAAATTGCGTCTGAAGCATCTGTTGAGATGATCAAGAAATACCTTGATCCTCAGGCAGTAATGCGCAGCCCCAATCGCGGGCCACTGGTCACTGTTTTAGACACCTTTGCAAGGGGTGTTGCAAACATGCTTGGGCTTGATTTGCGTGCAGGCCTTGAGCAAGCACGACAAAAACGCCTCCCTCCTGCCATTGATTGGCCCGCGCAAGTACCAGGCCGCACTCCTCCCATTGGACCTTCTTCTTCGGGGCGAGCGCTGCCGTTTGGTGCGGATCCTGGCCTCCTCCCTGGCACTGTTTACCACGAGCAAAAAAGACTAATTGGCGATATTCTCAGCCCATCGCTAAAAGAAGCCCTTAGGGGAGCCGCTAATGCTTTTGTAGATTCAGTGCGTTCTGAATTAAACAATGCAGTGCGTTCTGTGCGAGTGGCCGATTTGGGAAGCACCATGCGAACGGCATTGGCTCCTCAAAAAATTGCAGGATTACTGCCTGCTGGTGTAGGTCGTGAGCCTAGTCGCTACTCCGGCGTTGGCGGAGGAGAATCTCGCGCTGAAATGATGGCGCGAAGGACAGCAGAAGCATATGCAAAATCAGCGCTACGCGGCATGGATGTAATGGGAGGTGGAGCGGGGCGTCCAGCGGCTCCCTACAACTATGCCTATCGCAGCCCTCGCCCTCGTAGTGCGATGGTGCCTTACGGTGCTGGTGGGGCGTTGGTGGCGACAGGAGGTGGTGGCGCAGGGGCTCCACCTCCCAATAGGCCACCTAGTGGCGGCATGGGGGGATTTGGAGGAGCTGGAGGCTTTGGTAGGGCTCTTGCTGGCGTCAACCTTCCTGGTGCTGGAATGGTGCGCGAAATTGGCAATGAATTTGCCATGGCAACAAAGCAAGTGCTGCTGTTTGGCACGGCTTACAAAGCTTTAGCATTTGCCACTAGCTTCCCTGCTCAAGTAAGAGATGCGGTTGCTGCGCTCCAAAGTTTCCGAAATACCTTAAACGCTATTTCTCCAACCGCTGCAGAAGCTGTTGCATCAAATCAATTCATTTTGGATACTGTTAATAAGTACAACATTCCGCTGCAATCCGCTCGTGATGGTTTTACAAAACTTTACGCTTCCATGCAGCCCGCTGGCTTTAGTGGCGAACAGATTAAAAATCTCTACCTAGGCATCAGCAAAGCGTCTGCCACTCTTGGCTTGAGTAGCGACAAAGTTGATCGTGTCACTTATGCGTTTGCTCAAATGGCCAGCAAAGGGCAGCTAATGGCAGAAGAGGTAACTGGGCAGCTTGGGGACGTTATCCCAGGGGCTCTGTCAATTATGGCAGAAGCAGCGCAAATGGACATCAAGACATTCAAGAAGGCCATGGA